TAAAAGTCTTCTTCATTTCTTACCTAGTGGCGGCCTGTAAAAGGGCCGCCTTATTGTAAAGGGTTACTATGGATACAATAGAGAAAACATTTTTAGAATGTGAAGAACTTGCAAAGGAACGCACTAAATATGTTGCTTATATATCTGATACTATTAAAAGAGCAAATTTGTTAATAAAAGATTTACATGTAGAAGGTGTAGAGGCTAATTATTCTAGTGATACTATGTCGATAAGGTTAAGTATTTCAGAAAACGGAAAGATATATGTTAACGCTTTTGATAGCATCACAGATACGAATATAAACAGACCTTTGGACGAAACTAAGGTTTATTATCGTGTTTATATTACTGAACATTTCCTTGAACAGTTCATACAAGATATTATTAAGCATGTCCGTCTTATGAGCGAAAGCATTGAATAATGATACTAGCGATCAATCTTATTATCACGGTTATTAATATGGTTCTTATTTATAAAATATGCCGTTTAAGTTCTACACAGAAAAATATTAATGAACTATATAAAAAGTGGAGTAAAACGGACTCCAGTGGAGTCCGATGCATGGAAGATGTAGATAAACAGCTAAAACTTGATAAAGAATATACAGAAAAATTGTACAAAAAAGAGATGGAAAGCAGAGTTTCTAACAAAGTTATTGAAGATATAGAAAACAAACATAAAGACATCATAGACAACCGTACTAATAAGCTTTTAGAGACGCAACAGCTTGTAGCTAATATAGACTTTAATTTAGAGAAGCTAGCTATGCATCCTTATGTCAAAACATACACTAAAAATGGCTTTTATTATACGTTAGCTTATATTCATGGTCATTATGCTGCGCATTATCTTAAAACATGTTTACGCTTTAGAAAATCATCAAAAGATGATATACAAGGTATGAGCGACATCTGTAAGGATGCTGCGAAGCTAGCAGAGTTAACGCCATTTATTGAAGGTAAGTTGATTGATATTGTAGAGTTTCATGAATTTTTACCTGACTTTTACGAGTCATGTTTGAATGAATTAAAGGGGGAATAATGCCTATAATGACAGTACCGCCGCTTACAATTGATATGGAGCCGAACGAGACCTATATTTTAGGAAATACTGATTATGAAGAACGCTTAGCACTTTATAATTATTCTACGCCTAACTATGTAGTGCTTAACTTACCTAAAGAGAGTAAGAAAGGTGACACTATAACGATTTTTGGCACTACGATCTTCAAAATACAGCATCAAAAAGGCACACAAATACTCTTCTTTGCTACCCATACAGAGAACAGTAGGCAAGGCTGCATTATTTCTTGTTCACGTGGACAATGGATCAAGTTGCTATGTACTTCGGATAATACCGAGTGGATGCACGTTGATTCTATAGGAAACTTTGAGATTGTGTAAGGGGAGATGATATACCTAGGCCTTAGGAGGACTGATGGAATGGCTTCCTGTACAGTTGACCTGTATAACAATATTATTATGTCTTATTTCATGGCAATTAATGACAATATCAAATAAAAAGGAACCTCATGAATAAATTATTGTTTATAGTTTTAGGTTTTATATCTTTCACTTGTGTAGCAATGGAAGATGTGTCTATACAAGATGCTACGGATATGACAACGACTACGACAAGTGGAAGTGTAGCAAGGTACATAAATAATTAATTTTATATATTTAGATATGGAGCCAGACGGGTAAATGAAAAGGTATTGCATGGTTAACTGGAAGGAATCATTGAGAGTCGTGCAATATGCTGGGCGAAGGGTTCCGCGTCTCATGGCCTTAGCCTCTCCATATCTTTAAGAAAGATATAAAATAAATATGAATAAGAAGCTTTTTAACGATTTAAAGTCTGCTTTAGAAGAGGTCATTGTCTACAAAAATATTACTTGCAAGAATGGTGAGATGTTAAAGAGTGAAGAGAACATATCGGAAGCGATAAGAATATATAATTGTTATCTTGGTGATAGAAAAATACCGTATAAAAATGCACGGATACTTTGGAATTGTGAAAAAGGTAAAATAAGCTCTATACTTGTAACTTCTTTTGATTTCTCTAAGCGTGATAAAGGCTTAGGAATAAGGAGTGAATTTCCGTATGCTCTATATAGGTTTTTTTCGTTTGATAAAGGCAATGCAGATGCTAACTGGGAAAACACACATATGTATTGGGAGATTCTTAACCTTATATTTAGTTATGAATTTAAAGACCATGCAATCCTTAAACTCTTTATAGATAAAGAACTTGAGAAAATAGAAGAATATAATAAAGACTCTAAAAAGGTAGACGAATATTATAAGCAAAAGTATTACTGTCCAAACGAAGAAGAACATATAGAAGAATATAACAAAGATTCTGAAATTGCTGATACATGTATGCAAGAAATAAGAATAAAATGGTATAATTTCGATGATATTATGAATAAGAAATATGAATGAGAAGCTTTTTAACAACTTGAAGTCTGCTTTAGAACATGTCTTCAATGACTTCTGGAAGGTAGACAAATGGGGAAATCCGCTAAAATAAGAAATAATAAAACCGCCCTTTAAGGGCGGTTTATATAAGTGAAATTCAACGTTTCTTATTCGACTTCTTTCTTAATATCCAATGCAGCACTAGTGATATTGGACACGGCTTGCACGATAGCATTCAATATCTCTAGAAACTCTGATGGAGTTATCTTCCCGTCCGCCATCGCATCTTTCACTTCATTAATAACATTCTCAATATCCTTAGAACATCCAAGAATACCTTGAATACCCTCTAAAATAAGTCCTACGTCCATAATGTACCCTTTCTGTTAGTGGTTATACGCCTGTACAAATTTAATCTCATAGAAGCTAAATTTGTGTCCTTCTATTTGATGTAGTAATCTACCTTAAAAGGTATCTAAATAGAAAGGGGATTCTATGAGAGATAGAGAAGCGTATTTTATACTAATGGGTGATCCTGTAGCTAAAGCACGTGCAAGGATGCGCTACGGGTTCGGCAAAAGGTTCTATGATCTTCAACATGCAGATAAGATAGCGCAGCGTATGGAGATAGAGCACCAAATGTCCGGTGACAAGTTTATAGGTCCGTGTCATGCGGACTTTATTTTTTATATGCCTATCAAAAGAACTACTAAATACAAAGAAAACGACCCTATGTACTATAAACCTGACACTGATAACATGATCAAATGGATCTGTGATGTTATGGAAACTGTCGTGTACGATAATGACTGTATACTATCTGAGATCTTCAGTAGAAAGATTTATGGAAATATCCCACGAACTGAAATAACTATAAGGGAGCTACCCTATGTCGAAAAGAATCCGCAAAGAATACGAAGGCAAATATTATCAACGTTACAGGCTCGATAATTACCTTGATAATAAGATAGACGATCGCTTTATTGATGAGTTATGCGTTGACCTTGTTGAATATGCTTACAATTCTGACGGCCGTAAAGGGTTCTATAATCTATTAAAAAAACTTGGTATACCAGGTTCTACTTTCGAAAGCTGGGTCAAGAAATATGAGCGTCTACGTGATAGCTATACATTCGCAAAAAAGATCTTTGCGGAGAACCTGCTAGAGAGTGGATTGACTAGGAAATTTGAGCCTAGCCTTGTAAAGATATCGTTAGTAAAACATGACAGAGATTACAGTATGGCCCAAGAGACTGATAATCGTACCCGTGTAGTAGTATTAGAGGACTATGGAAGACACGACAAAGATAAACCTGAGTGACACCTATAAACCCAGAGAATATCAACGTGATATATTCGATGCTATAGAAAACAAAGGTATTCATTACGCTCTTTTGTGCTGGCCTAGGCGTTGTTTACATGGCGATACTCATATAATAATGGCCGATGGTTCTTATAAGCTTCTTAAACATATCCAAGAAGGTGACTTAATACTTTCTTGGAACGGAACCGAGTTTGAAACCGATACGGTTAAACATATATGGAAGACAGAACCTAAAGAGACGCTCTATATTAAAACACGTTTTGGTATACCAGGCCAATCTATAATAACCTCAAAGGATCATTTTTTTTATCGGTATAACGAAGAAAAACAAACATATGAATGGGTGAAAGCTCAAGATTTAAGGCTTTGGGATAAACTTTTCATATACAAAAGGAGAGTTGGCCATTTAGTATTATTTTCAAAAAAAAGAGCCTCTATAGTAACAATCAAACAAATAATTTCAGGAAAAACAGAAGCACTTTACGATTTAGAAACGACTAAGAATCATAATTTTGTAGCTAATGGTTATCTTGTCCATAATTCAGGGAAAGACGTTACGTTATGGCATCTTATATTGCGACAGGCATTAAAGAATGTAGGGGTATATTTCTACTGTCTACCAACCTATTCACAGGGCAAAACTGTCATATGGCAATCGATTCGTAATGACGGCTTACGGATAGTCGATATGGTCCCTGAAGATCTTATATACAAGAAAAATGAATCTAATATGTCTATTGAGCTACACAATGGTAGCATTATCAAGCTTGTTGGTAGTGACTCATATAATAAGTCTATTCGTGGCTCTAATCCTAAGGGGATAGTATTCTCGGAATATGCCCAAGCAGATCCTGAAGCTTTTAGAGTTGCATTGTCTATTGTGCAGAATAATAACGGGTTTATTATTATTCAGAGTACGCCGTTTGGGCATAATGATTTTTATACCCTGTATAAAATAGCAAAAGAAGATCCGCAATGGTTCTGCCAAAAGCTTACAGTGGAAGATACTAAACATATATCTGAACAAGATATACAACATATGATAGACACTAACGTAATAAGTTACGAATTCTCAAGGCAAGAATATTATACGGATTTCAATATTGGTGCTACAGGATCGTTCTATGGACAATATCTTATTAAAGCACGTTTAGATGGCCGTGTAGGCGTTGTTCCCTATGAGACACACTATCCTACGTATACTGCTTGGGACCTTGGTGTCTCTGATTCCTGTGCAATAATATTCTTCCAGCTTTGTGAAGGGGGGGCTATCCATATAATTGACTACTACGAGAACAATAAGCTAGGTCTGGAGCATTATTGTAAGTATGTATTATCTAAGGATTATACCTATGCACAACATTTCGCTCCGTTCGATATTGGAGTGCAAGAATTCGGCTCAGGACTTACACGTTACCAGATGGCACAACGTATGGGTATAGAGTTCACTATTATACCTAAATCAGGGCTTCTTGATGGTATAGAGGTAGTCAGATGTACGTTTTCCAGATTCTATATTAATGAAGCTACATGTGAACGACTTATTAGCTGTATACAAAACTATTCACAAGAATGGGACACCAAGAATAATGTGTATAAACCTACCCCAAAACACACCTCTTACAGTCATGGGGCAGACGCCCTTAGGTACCTAGCAAATTCGTTGAATCTCATAGAAAAAGAAACATCAGCAGAAGATTTACAAAAACGTTATCTCAAGGCAATGGCTGAAATGCATGGCGTACCATACAATCTAAATACCTATAGATATCGTTAGAAATATATTGTTGTTATAGAACCTATGTTCATACAATGCACATGATGGATATCGGCCTACTAAATTTTTTATATGGGGCCTGTCCTACGAAGCCTTGGCGAAGTAGGGATATTGTATGGAGTAGAAACAATGATATATTCTGATGAAACTTTTAACGCTGTTGATGAACGTAGTAGGCAACTGCTACAACGGATAGATAACTTTTATGAAGAGTCTATTCATTTCAACCAGGCGTTTCGGGCTGAAGCTCGTATTGATACTGAATTTCTTGCAGGCTCGCAAGAGTTTTATAATACTCTATACGGCCCGCTTGTTCCGTCACGTCGTAACAATTTCTTTTTCAATCATATAAGACCGATACATAACATGATCGTCGGTCGCCAAATGCAGAACCGTAAGACTACTATTGTTGTACCTAGGCAAAAAAGACCTATAGATCAGATTACATGCGACCAGCTCACCAAGGTTATGATGTGGGTACATGAAAAAGACAATATGTATTATACGATATCGCAGGCTTTCGCACAGGCTACAGCCATAGGCTTTTCCTTGATGCATATGTACATGGATTATAGAAATGATCCTGTATGTGGTGATATTAAGCTTGAATTAT